AGGAAGGGGAACCAGCAACAAATTGTGGACCCATAATAGTAGAAAGATCTGTAGTTTTAAATTGACCAATTGCTTTTGTTAGATCGTCTAGATATGTTTTTGCACCCGCTTCAATAAACTCTGCTGGTGCTGTTCTTACTACATCTGCCATTATACTACTCTTCCTCCTTTTTCTAACATTTTCATTTGATCATATAGCATTTGTGCGCCTTTATTAACACTGCCACCACCCATGCCTCTTACAGCATCAGCTGTAAATACAAATTCGTTATTTGATAACATCGCTGGGATGTCGTCTTCTTTTTCTTTTATCCCAACTGGAGGTATAAATCCACCAGTTTCTCTAAGATCTAGCTCTTTAACACCTTTTGGATTTTGTCTTACAGGTAGTCCCTCGATGCCCGCCGCTTGCATAGCGTTATCACTAGCTGTATCCATTGTGCCACCTACAGCTTTGTTTTTTCTTTCCATGACATCTCTTATTTGATCAATTACACCATCCGCAGCGCCAGTGTATTCTTTTATAAGATCATTGTCAGCGCCTCTTTTAATTAACATTTCTATTTTATCAATTGATATTTCATTAGTTCCTTCAGAGTAATTCATTCTACCACCTAAAGCTGCAACACCTCTTATTGTTGGCTCCATTCTTTTTTTACTCATTCTATCAAATTCGTTTTGTGCTGCCTCTGCAGCATCTTTAGGAGATAGTCCCATGTCTATATATTTTTCAAACAAAGCTTCTAATATTTTATCGTTCTCCATATTAGATGCCATCTTTATTTCATTATCTTCAATTCCAAAGTCTCCTGGTTTTGGTCCAAAAGGATTTACAGGTTGTGTTGTGTCTGGTGGTAATACTGGACCTGCTTCAGCATAATTTACTCTGCCACCTGTAGCATATTCTGATGTGTTAGCAGTAACAAAATCTCTAACTTCTTTTTCGTATTGTTCTGAATTAGTATCTGCAGTTGGTGGATTTAAATTTCTATAATATTGTTCTAAATATGTTGATGGATCTCTAGCTAATTCTTCTTCAGCTTGTTCTGGTGACATACCAAGTGATTTTGTTAAGAAAGTAGATACAGCTCCTAACGTTGCTAGTTTACCTATACCTCCCATTTTACCACCACCTGTTACTGTGCTTAGAGCTTTTTGAAACATGTTTTGTTTGCCTGTTAATGCAACTTCGTCAACTATATTTGGAGATATTTTACCACCTAAAAATCTAGTTGCAGCTGTTCCTAAATTACCAAAAACAGTGCTTGGTGCGTATGTCCCTAACCTAGCTAAAGAACCAAGTCCTCCGCCCGCTGCTAAAGAACCGAGTCCTGCGGTACCTGCGTATAATAATGCAGCTTTACCTATATCAGATGATGCAACTTTCTTTACAGTCTTACCTACTTTTTTGATGGCTTTTTTAATACCACCAAATATAGCAGGTTCTCTAGGCACTATTTCCATGATGCCACCACCCATTCGTAATTGTCTCTCCATCTGTCCTCTTGATATTGTCATAATTTAGCTAAATGTTAAAGCAGGCTTTGATTTCCTGTAATCCTCAATCTACTTGGTTTTTGGAAATAAATCAAGACTTGGCATAATTACCTTAACATCCCTTCGTATATCTGCTTCTGGCACTCCTTTTGCCTTCCAATCTTCATCATTTTTATATACCTCACCTGTTTTTAGGTTAGATATAGTCTCAATAATCTCTTTTGGTCTTATTACTTGCATTACGTTGTTACGTCTCTTGGCTGTATCTCTAATATAGACGCTATTACATGCAGCTCATTAGCATCACTAGCTTGTACTTTGAGAGCTTCACTCTCCTCTAAAACCAAAGGCTGAGTTAAAAGTTCTACTGTTGTATTAGAAGATATAGCTTTTGTTTTAAATAAGCTAAATATATTGCTGCTAGCATCAACTAGAGTTACCGTTAAATTAGCACCAGATCCTGCATCTTCAGAAACTAGTATAGATTTTATAACCGTAGTCGTTGCAGTAGGAACGGTGTACAAAGTTGTATTATCTGTTGTAGTTAAATCTACTTTTTTATTTTTAAAACTATTAGCCATTAATTTAAAAAGAAGTTTTGTGCGTCTACTTCATCCTTTAGTTCTTGTTGAAATGTTGTGTTTAATTTTTGCACTATCGCATCAAGATCTCTAACCTGTGCATCAGCAACATCTTGTCTGTATACTTGTGATGGTCTTGTTAATATCTGTACTATCTTTGCCATTATCTTCTACCGTCTGGTTGTATGTCTAATCTAAATCCACCAAGTTTCCAATTCTGTGATGATCCTGTGTTTGCTATTTTCAAGGACACAGCTCTTGCTCTAGCTCTCGTATCTACTTTAGTTGTGGATGAGGTAACTGTAAAAGGACCAAGAGGTGAGCTTGAGTCACTGCTATTAGAAAAATTTCTTAAGTTTAATGTGACTTGTGTATTACCTGTTTGAGATAAAAAGTCAGGTATGAATCTTCTTATTTTTGCAAACACTTCTCCATCTCCACCTTGACTTATATCAAAGTCTCCAGATTGTATGTTTGCAGTTACAGCTGTTACTGCTGTCGATGTAACTTGATCTGTGCCTGTTTCGTGTTCGTAATAGATAGTGCAACCATCTGTGTTGCCAACAACATCATAAGATGTATTTGAGTCAGCATCATAGTCTGTAGCATGTGGTTTACCAAATACAGAAGAGTCTTGCCAAGTCGTTCTATCTAATGTGCCAGTTGTCCATATAGGTCTTTCTGGAGAAGATTCTTGATAGTTATAAGTCACACATCTGTTTACTACTGTAGAACTATCTGTGCAATAGAACCAAGTAATCTCACCAAATAAGTTATTTAATCCTGCATTAATTAATTGTGATGCTGTTGTATTTAAATCATTAAATACGAAATCTTCTACTAAACAAGGTAATGATTGTAGAGCACCTGCATATTTAAAGAATCCATTCTCTGAAAACCAATAAGCAGCACCATCTACTTCAACGGCTGCGTTCTGTCCTATCAATCCACAGTTTGTACCTACTTGTGTAAAACCAAAAGTAAAAGGTGGACCAATAAAACGCATCGTAAATAAAGCTGTATCAGTCCAAACATAGATTGCATCTCTACCTCTAACCGCTCCTACAATTCTAGATCCATCCGCAAGTCTCTGTGTACCTGCAGTGTTAGTTGAAGTAGGTGTGTAAGAGTTAATGTTCTCTTGATCTGAGAATCTAATAAACATTTGATCTTGTGTAGATTGATCTCCTATTGTTGTTTCTGTTCCAAAGAACACTAAGTGTCTATCTGGTGTAGATACAATCATATCTCTCGATGCTGTTGGCGCACCTGAAATAATTGTTGCTCTGTTGGACGTAGCGTTTGATGCATTAGAGTCCCATTCAAATACTTGTCCGTTGTGTATTAAAGCTATGATCTTGTCACCAAAGTTATCTATCGACCACATACCTGGATCTACAACTAAGTCACCAGATGCAGCCTCGCCCCACGCTACATAGTCAGAAGAATTGGTTACGGTATCTGCATTAGAGTGAGAGGCAGCGGTAGTATTTCTAACTCCTCTTGTAACACCAGTTAAAGTGTTGCTAGATATACCTGTGTAAGAAATCTCTTCATTGCCTATCTGCACAAAGTTTGTTCCTGATGTTGGAAACAAAGAAGCGTCTGATAATACTATTGTTGTTGTCGAAGAGTTGATACCTCCATTTAAACTTGTTGTAGCTTCACCAGATACGGTTCCACCCCACTGACCTAAACTCCAACCAAATCCTGGTAATTGTCCGGCAGGGCCAACACTATAATAAGACTGAACTCTTATGCCACCAGAAGTAGTAGCTCCAGAGCCACCATCGGTTGTCGGCATAGTAATTGTAATAGCTGTCGAAGATACTATTGAAGTAACCATAAATGTTTTATCATTAAAGTCAGTCGCACCAAAATTAGAATTAGTGATTGTAGAAAAGTTATCTAGTAATATAATATCGTTAGCTTGAAGATTATGATCTGTTGAAAAAGTTATTGTAACTACTGCTGAATTGTTCGTAGTTGAAAAAGCATTAGATAAAGTTGTGGTTGCTCGAATCGGGTGTATGTCATAAAACACACCACCTGAGTATGCATATAAAATTCTGTTTGTTCCTATAATAGAAAACTTATTACCTGATTTATTAACAATGTGATGCATTGCTCTAGCAGCACCTGTAAGTTTATTCTCACCTAGTTGTTGCCAACCACCTATTTTTTCTGGTGTA